TTACACTTTTGTAATCTCCTCCACGATGTATTTATCTTCTACTTTTTTACAAGTACATACAAAGTACTCCGGGTGCTTCAAGGCTCCTTGCAAAGTATCAGGAAGAATGATCTCTTTGGTTCGCCTGTCTACTGCTACCATTGCATACAAGATACCTTCACTTTTGCACTTCTCAATAAGTGCACTTTTTAATTCCTCTACGTTAAATTCCATTTATGTGAGATTTTATTGTTGCAAAGTTATGGAAATTATGAATATTTTGTGCAATAATATTCTTATAATGTAAAAATAGCTCCCTAGTTCGTCCGCTGACGAGGGAGCTATTTAACACAAAAACTAAACTAGACACATTTTTGGAAATCTAGTTGTATATTCTGTATATCAATTATATAGTCCTGCTTTTTTTTATGGTTCGACCATAATTCGACCATTTGATGTTTTATGTACTATCAAGATTTTTGAGTTTCATGTTTTATATTATTTTAAATGTTATATTTGCGCATTGTCAAACTAAAATAGTGCGTTTATGAAAATGTTTTTTAGAAGCATCCAAAAATGGATGAGAGAGCGTAAGGTTCGTAGAGAACTTCAAAAAGACCAAGATCTCAGGGAACGTTGTGTCGATTATGTTGTAAAAGGTTCTAAGCCTGCAAATGCTTACCTTGCTGATGCAATATATAGATACATTAAAGACGGTTCGATTAGTTAAACTTCTTTTGTAGGTAACAATATTGGAAGCGAGAATTTTATTTTACTCACAATCTCGTTTTGTGCATTTTCATTAGAGGATGCTCCTACTCCTATTACGCTTGCAAATACACCAACTTTAGCATCACTTCCTTTGTTTTCAGATGTTGTGAGTGATAGATTAAATTCTATATTGGTAAGTACACATTCTTGCCTTCCAATATGTAATGTACCTTTGTTTATACCTCCAATGGAGACTATCGGGTTTACTACGAGGTTAAATTTTGATGTTCCTCCATTTAACTCTGTTACTGCATCTGCTATTTGAGTAACTGTATCTTTTATGAATTCTTTAAGTTCCATATATAGTGTTTACTTCTAGTTTGTATCATTGTTTAAGAATCATATTTTATTTATAAAGCGTAATTTATTCCACTAATTCTTTTAAATGGGATTTTTCATGCCATTTTAAATACGTACGTCCTGATTTGGTTTCAATAGACTTTAAGTAAGGAGCAATTTTAGGAGATTGAATAGATTTTGTAGTATCATCTATTAGAGTTATTTTATGATTGATGCGGCTATTGATGGCATGTGCATCTACTGCATCATAATTCAAATTAGAACGTCCTAAACTTAATATGAAATTTGTATCATTAGAACCTGTAACGTAATTAATAAGCGTCATTCTATTATTTCGAAGAACAACAGCATTGAATTTAATTGCTAGTCCTTCATGTATAGAATAATTGGTTTTTAAGTGTTCCTTATCTACAAGGTTATGTATGAAATTTGTGGCATTCCTTTTAAATCTACCAATCTGTTCTTTTTCCTTTTTCTCTTCAAAAGAGATAAAAGATGCACTAACTACGGCGTTAATGAAACTGGACAAGTCGTATACTATATTTGGTACTAGCTCTGCTTTCTCTATTTTTTTGTAATAGTAATGATAGCCAGCATGTTCTAAAATATCTATTTCATAATCTTCTAAATAGTACTGAAATAGTTTGAAATAGTATATATCATCAGAATGAGCATCACATTCATACATACCACTGTCTATCCAACCACCATCAGTAACAATAAAATCATCTCCTCTTCGAGTTAAAAAGACGGAAACAAAAATATTACTTGTTGTTGCTATCGGTGTTATGATCTCAAAAGTATTTCCATGTTTCTTTATTTTCCATAAAGAATTGTAGGATTTGATGATATATTCAATAAGTTTTTCCATCTCTTAAAAATTTATTCCTTCAAGTGGGTCTTTGTCTTCTCTTTCGAAAGGAAGATAGCCTTCTCGAAATACTTGTATTTCAGGTAATTCATGCTCATCATTAGTGTAGATTACACTTTCTTGGCAAAAGTAAGGAAAACCAAAGTCAATGTCAAATAAATGTTCAGCTTGTTTGGGATTATTCAATAAGTCTGTTTTATAGGCTAAAAAATATCCATTATCATCATATTTGTGAAAATGGGGAGTTGTAACACTTTGCTTGGCTAAAGGTATAAACGGAACTTCGTTTTTATGAGTACCTCCACCACTATCGTAGCGGATAACGACTCCTTTTTTGAATTTATCCGAAACTATCTGGAAAGAACAATCTGTTTTATCTCCATTTCGTACTTCACAAGTCATAAATGTATTTCCAAAGTGAAACTCTGAATGAAGATGCTTTTTAGTATAAAGAGATGTGCCATGATTTCCTTTAGGTTCAGAAACAATGATTGGCGCATTAATTCTCTTTTCTGCATTAATGAAAGTTTTATAGTCGTCTATAATTTTTAAAAGCTCTCTATCTTGTTTTATTTTTGCCATATTTGAATTAAGTTATAGTGTTAGCTAATAGGCTCTACTGTTTCAATTTGGTGCATACTTAAAATGTTGTTCTGAATACTATAATATGATATATTCTTTTCATGGCATATCCAATATTTCTTTTCTCCTGCAACAGTTCTAAGCTTATATTTCATTATTGTTTTTAGAATCAGTTTCATCACTTTCTTTTTTGCTTTCTAGTACTTCATTAATAAGTTCTTTGATTTTAGTGTAATCTTTATCATCTAAATCTTCTTTATTAATAATTTCCTTGAAATCCTTATCAAATATATATTCATAATTTCCTATGTCTGGGCTACCTCCTTTAGTTTTACATCTAAATTTATGTGTTGCTTTCCAACCACAAAATTCTTTTTTTATAAAGTTAGCTCTGTCTTTTATACTGTCTGAATGTAATGTAACCATATTAGTACATGCTTTGGCTTTTTCCAGATTTTCATTGAATTTATTTTTAGCTTCATAATATCTAGAGTTACTATATGAAGAATAGCCATCACTCCAAATCTCCATGGTTTTTCGTGCGTCTTTCATTTCATCTAGATATTCATCTGCTTTTTCAATAGCTATTTTAATGAAATAGGCATGTCTTGTAATGATTGAATCTGTATATACAGATGTAAAAGCACTGTCTATATTGGTTTCAATAGGTTCATAGCTGGCAAAATCATATAGGACTTTAAACATGTCGTCCTTAATTAATTCATTAGCTTTTTCTTCTTTAGATTTGCATCCACTTAATAACATAGTAGCTGATACAACGATAAATAATAATGTTTTCATTAGTGTATATAAATTTTAGATTATCCAATATTTCTTTCATTCTTCAACATAGCCAGTTCACCTTTTAATTTTTGGTTTTCTTCCAAAAGACGTTGAGTGAGCATTGTCTTTTCGTTAATCTCATCTTGTAGATTGGCTATGGTATATACAATACTTTTCAATTTGTCCATTCCTGGTTCTGTTTCTTCTTTTTGAAGAAGCATGGAGCCTTTTCCTCTTAACAGCCATTCTGCGGATATTTCTTCATTTGAGAATAATATAGCATTGACTGTAGTCAAACTAAGTTCTCTCATTCCATTTAATTGGTTGGAGAATGTGTTGTCTTTTAATCCACATTTCATTGCAAATGCTCTTGTACTAAGTCCGTAGTATGCAATAATGTCTTTAATTCTTGTAATCATATGCAGTTTGTAAAAGTTAAATTCTCTCAAATGAGAGAATAATTTAAGTTTTAAATTTGCATATTCTCTCAAACGAGAATATATTTGCATCATCAATCAATCAATACTCCAAAAGTATAAAAAATGATTGATAAAACAAATGTGAAACTCAATAAATGTGACAGACATGAAAAGATTTGATTTATCCGAAATAATGAGAAATGCTCATAGAACCTATAAATATTCAGGCAAGAAGCAGGGAAAAACTTTTGGAGAGGTTCTGAAAGCTACTTGGAGACTTGCTAAACTTCAAGAAAATTTCTCACAGGAAGCCATGAAAGCAAGAACGGATAAATTCTTATCAGAAAGAAACGAGGTAATGAGTAAAGCGGCTAAAGCTACAAGGCATGAGGGGTACAATAATCTTAATATACCCGCTTCCGCTTACTACAACCCAAATAGTACTCATTACGGTGCACATTACGTCGGAGATTAATCAAATTATACAACAATGGATAAAAGAACCGAACTAGAAATACAGCGAGACAAATATGAAGCTGTGATTGAAGAACGAGACGCGTTGATCAACTCTTTGAGAGGTGAAAATGAAAAACTCAAACGAGATTTAGAATCAGAACGTGGATTTTATAGAGAGAAAGTTTCCCAATGTGATGATTTGAAGAAATTTATTGAATCGCAAAGAAACTTAATGGATATAGTTTTGAAGAACAACCAAAGTATTCTCTAACCCTCACTAAAGTCAAACCAAACCGCCGGTTATCCGGTACCCAGTCCGGTCTTTGAGCCTGCCCTTGAAGGGAGACTGGGAACAACAGAGAAGAGTTCTTTGACATATTGGTAAAATGGTGTTTTGGAAGCCGACACGTGCCGAAAGGGATTACTGACGTAGGCGGGCTTCTCAACGATATAATGCTGTGGTTAATGGTCAAGCCGTATCGTTGTAAAACTAAATCAGTTAGACGTTTGTCGGCAAATCGAGGTATTTGCTTTATGTATATAAAGGTGATGTAGCTCAGGCAGGTTAGAGCGCTGTGTGTGGTGGATGGTTGAGAGTTCGAGTCTCTCAAGAAATACTCTTAGCTTAACGGAAGAGCACCACAAGCAGAGGTCGGCGGTTCGAATCCGCCCATCGCTTCAATGTTTAATTAAAGAATATAGAGTTATGACAAGGTTTTTCCAGTTTGTAATAGTTGGGATAATATTAGGAGCGGTGCTTATGTTACTCGCTTCTATTGTTTCTTCGTGTTACTTTTTTATTACAACATTTACGTTGAGTGATTTTGAAGAAAGAACAGCTTCATTTGTTCTCGGTGCGGTAAGTGCTCTATTTACATACGGAATGTTCCGGATATTAATGAATGCCTTACAAGCATTTTCAGATAAGTTGGATGCAATAAAAAAGAGATATGAAAGCAATAATTGAAATTAAAGATGTCGCCTTTCGAGAGATAGGCGACATCAATAGGGGAAGAGGGAAACCTATCAGGGATTGCGTGAAAGTATTTGAAAGCTACAAGGTGATAACTTTCTTTGGCATTCCCATTAAGCGAATTACCCATAGATTGAATGATTGGGATCCTGAAGAATCGACTTCAAACTCTCATAAGCAAGAGTGATTGTTAATGGCGGTGTTCCATCAATGAAATGTAGGATACACTGTTTTCTATGGTCCTCAATTTTAATAACACATCCTAGATTGATAAGGATGCGTTTACCGTTTTCGGTAATCTCAATAAATTTGTTCATTTTCTTATTTTTTAAGTTGGTTCTACAAAAATAAGAAAATCCCCCGTTCCTTTTTTATTAGCGAATAATCTTGGAACGGGGGAAATTTATTAATCAATTAATATTAAGCGTATTATTATGAAGAATTACATAACTCTAATTGTGATGTTCATCATCGGTCTATTTGTTGGAAATAGAATATTTAATCATGTAAATGCGTGGATAGGTGTGGGTGTAATCTTGTTCACGATATTTTTTGTCACATATAAATTAATAAAAGCACTGAAAAATGAGAAGAAAGATTGATTATCTGTTTTTGGCATTGATTGCCATTATTTTATTTGCATCGTGTGAAAGAGTTGCTCCTAATTATGCCGGTGTGCTCATGGAGAATTACGGTAAACAGGGGAAAGATGATTTTAAGGTAGTTTCGGGCAAAGTATCTACATGGGAATGGGGTACGGAGCTATTTCAAGTTCCTTTGTTTGACCAACGTGGAGAATTCGCAGAGCCAGTAACATTAAAGGCTGCTGACAATACGGAGTTTACAGCACGTCCGACTTATTCCTATAAGGTGATGAAGAATAGGGCTATTGATATTGTATTTGACAACAAGCATATTGATAAAGCCGATACTCCATCAGGAAAGGATGGCTTTATGCAATCGTTGGAAGATAATATCTTGGAACCTCGTATTTATGACCTTATTAAGGAGGAAAGCCGAAAACATAAGACTGATAGCCTGATGGCGGATGGTGGTTCGTTAGTTTTTGAAAAGAGACTGGAGCAAATAGTAGATAAAGAGTTTGATAAACGAGGATTACAATTACTTACTTTTTCTGCACAGTTGGAGTTTTCAAGAGCTGTTCGTGATAAGATTGATAGTCGCAATGAAGTAAATACCAATATATCTGTTCTCGATCAGAAAATTGAAGAGCAGAAGAAACAAAATGAATTGGAACGATTGAAAACGGAACAGGCTCTTATTACATCGAAAGGGTTGACTAAAGAAATCCTGTATAAGCAGTTTATTGATAAATGGGATGGAAAAACACCGCTCTATGGTATTGCTCCTGATTTTCTGAAAATAACTCAATAATGAAATTACCCAAGTTTATCCGTAAATACTTAATCCGAATGATTAAGATGCGAGTTGTTAAGAAAATACAACCCGATGGAGATTACCAAAAAGCAGTCTCTTTTGTAATTAACGCACCTTTGAAAGAGTGGCGCATCCGATTGTGGTGTGTCACCCATTTCAAAGATGAATGTGGGTCAGGCGATGAGTCTGATTGGGAACGGTTATTGGACTATCTTACTCATTGAGTAGCCACATTAATTAATCAACATATTTATGATTCAAGTAACAATTAAAAACGATAGGAATGAGAATTTGGAAGATGCCACATTCTCATTAAGTGTAGAGAATATGCCGATAAAATCAGCTAAAGTAGTAGCCGAAAAGCTTCCTGCTATGATACAGAAAGCTTTTCGGGATTATTCAGATTGTAAAGTCGGGTTTAATCGAGATAAAAAGAGAGATAATGAATGAATTTTTCTATGAGTGATTTGAGCTTGTTGCAATCATCATTGTAATAATGATCTAAAAAACCTGAATCAAATCGAGGTCGAGGTTCTGACATCATTTTTTTGTAAAATGGCATTTCTTGGTCAAAAGCATGTACAAGATTGATGAAATCATCTTGTACTTCTTTGAATTTGCATGAATATACATCATTTGTTCCTGGAGTACTATCTTTATAGCTTTTGGGCGCTATCTTGTTAGAATCAACCAATTCTTTAAATGTTGCTCGTATGCTTTCAAGGTTAGAAAGTATATCTTCTGCATGTTTTTTGTAAAATTCAGCTCTCATATTACTTAATTTTGATTATACACCCCAAAGTTAAGTAAATCCTCCGAATAAAGCGTGATGCTGCCGATCGAATTGGTTCGGGGGAGCTTTTATTTTAAAATTAATCAGTATGGAAAAAGAAAAGAGTATTATGTGCATTCTCCGTGAAATGGAGATTGATGACAAAAAAGACTTTCCCATTTCCAAAAGGGCGTATCTTTTGAATCTGACTTCTTACAGGTTAAAGGAGAAGGAGCCTGATAAAAAATGGGGTATTAAGTCTGATAGGAACAGCGGTATTGTCACGGTCACGCGAGTTGAGTAAGTAATTAAAGCTTATGGAAACTATTAGAGGTGAAATGGCTGAAATATTGCTAGATAATATTCTCCGTCTGTTTTCTACAGAAACGTTTGGAAAAGATAAGTCTGCGTATTATGTGGGTGGGGAAAAGAAATTGATGAATCTTATAGAAGCGGGTAAGATTGAAAGTGATAAGCCCACTAATGTCCAAAACGGCAAGTGGCATTGTAATGCTGCTCAAGTATTACTTCATTGCCGATGTGCGGGAAGGAAAGTTAAATCTAAAAAACGGAAGAAATGAAAAAGATTAAAGTGATACAGTATGTCATGATGTTCATTGCCTTATGGACAACACTGTATCTTATAGATAGCATTGAAGTTAGCAAGAAAGAATTTATTGCTGCTTTTGTATTGGTGACTGTCGTATCAGTGAATTATATCTGTTTTCGATACTACGAAGATAGGAAACAAAATAAAGATAGCCTGTGAAGGTCTGCATTGCTTAATTTTAGTATTTGTCATGTTTATTTAGCCCGGTTCGCCGGGCATCTGCCGGGATAGCCCAGTTGGTTAGAGCGCATGTTTCTACATGAGGTCAGCGGTTCGAATCCGTTTCCCGGCTCAACTCAATCAGAGTTAAGTAACCCGTGAGGGGGAAAATTATGTTTGTATCAATAACAATTCAATCAATGTAGCCGGAAGCGTCTGGCTACGACCTGAAGGAATGGCGGAATTGGTAGACGCAAGTATGCAGATAGATTGAAGAAAGTCATACATAGGTAATCTGTCATCCCGGTTCGAGTCCGGGTTCCTTCACAGAGAATTTTTCTTTTTATGTTTAACTAATGTTGCCAGCGAAAAGGACGCTGTAGGGTTAAAGCCCCTGTTATTTGAGTTTTAATTGTTCTATACTATTCCGGTGTGCTTTGAACGGCTATCCGGAAGCAAGAAGCTCGTGAGAGTGCTATTTAATAGTTAATGTCGTGTTTTATTTTGTGTTTGTGTTCTAAGTGAATGGTTCGTGAGAATAGTTCACTTGAAACGGATGGCTGGTGTAATTGGCAGCATACGCAGATATGCGTGATGTGGGTTCGATCCCCACGCCATTCACCCTTCTGATCCTAATTAAATTATAGTAGTTCATGAGTTTTGTTTTGTGTTTGTGATTGGGGTGTATGGTCTGTGAAGATAGTGCACCTTTTTAATTAATCGGGCGGATATGTATATCGTTGGTTGAAACTGCGGTGAGGTGCACCAATATTCCGTGAGACCGGTTCGACTCCGGTTCCGTCCACTAGCATTTACATTATGTATAAATCAGGGAGCCGTACACCCTTCAAGCGTAGCCGTTCCATAAGGTACATTGGATTATTCTTATTTTTTTGCCTGTACGATATTGTACAGGCAGTTTTTACTACCTGAAAATGGCGTTAAAAAGGCGAAGTTTCTGTTTGCTAAACTTGTCAATAACGATTACCTTTACTGATGTAATAAACTAAAAGTCAAACCATTAAATTAGAATTATGACAGCGAGAAAAAACACTGTATCAACGGTTCAGAATGAAGAGAAGAAGAAAAATTCTATCAGACCGCTTCTAGCTTCTGAAATTGAATGTAGGGTTGGTACTATGAAACCGGACGGTTCGGGCTGCTCCTTGCTATTATACAAGGATGCTCGAGTAGACATGAGAATACTTGATGAAGTGTTCGGAGAAATGAACTGGAAACGGCACCATGATGTCGTTAATGGGAATCTATTCTGTACGTTGTCCATTTGGGATAATGAAAAGAAGGAATGGGTGAGTAAACAGGATGTTGGGACAGAATCTAGCACAGAAAAAGAGAAAGGGCAGGCTTCGGACGCCTTTAAACGTGCAGGATTTAACTGGGGAATTGGGCGTGAACTTTATACGGGTCCTTTCATTTGGATTCCACTTGAGAAAAATGAAATATATCAGAGCAAAACAGGTTCTCCTGCTCTATACACCAAATTCAGTGTAAAAGAGATTGGTTATAACGAGCAAAAGGAGATTATTTTACTTGTTATTGTGGACAATAAAAACCGCGTTCGTTTTGCTTATGGTAATACAAAGGAAAAAGTATATGCTCCCAATGTTTCTGCTTCAAACGCTTCGGGCAAAGTATATACTGGTGTAGACCTGGATCGTGCAATTAAACAAATGACTGGTGTTAAAAGCCGCGAAGAGCTTGAGAGAGTTTGGGCTGAACATCCCGAACTTCACAATAATAAGGAGTTCAGAAACATAACTATTGACATGCAGAAAACGTATCCTCCTAGAAATTGATAATAATGATAGAATTAGTGAAATCCAGTGTGGTTTTCAATGAGGAAAACCACACTTATATGCTCGGTGAAAAACAGTTGCAAGGTATAACCGGTATGATTAGCCGGCAGTTGTTCCCTGACAAATATAAAGATGTCCCCGATTTTGTATTGAAGAGAGCTGCAGAGAAGGGTAGCCTTATTCATGCTCAATGCCAGTTTGCTGATGTAACAGGCTTACCTCCTGAAAGTATTGAAGCAGAGAATTATATCAGAATGAGGGTAAATGCCGGATATAAGGCGCTTGCCAATGAATATACCGTTTCTGATAACGAATACTTTGCATCGAATATAGATTGTGTTTGGGAGAAAGCCGGTAGAATTAGTCTTGTTGACATCAAAACTACCCTTCATCTTGATAAGGAGTATTTAAGTTGGCAGTTGTCAATCTATGCTTATTTCTTTGAACTTCAAAATCCATTACTCAAAGTTGATAAATTGTTTAGCACTTGGTTGCGTGGTAATAAACATGAATTTGTTGAAATTAGTCGTAAGTCTGATAAAGAAGTCAAGAAGTTAATGGAATGCGAGAAGAAGGGTGAGCAATATCTATCCAATCTTCCCGTTCCTGCCCCTGATGATGACAAGTTACTTATTCCAATGCAGCTTGTAAATACTATAATCGGGATTGAGGAAGAACTTGCAGATCTAACCAAGATTCAGAAAGATTATAAGGCAAAATTGAAAACTGCTATGCGTGAGAATGGTGTCAAGTCATGGGATGCCGGAAGATTGCGAGTTAGTTATACACCCGCTTCTACGAGTGACAATTTTGATACTAAAAAGTTTCAGGCTGACTATCCGGAATTATATTCTAAGTATATCAAAACAGTTCCTAAAGCTGATAGTATCCGTGTAACAATAAGGGAGGATAAATCATGAGTTTAAATAAATTGATGCTTATCGGGCATGTTGGCAAAGACCCCGATATTAGAATTTTGGAAGCTGGTTCTAAAGTGGCCACTTTCTCCTTTGCCACCACTGAAAAAGGTTATACCCTTGCCAATGGAACACAGGTTCCTGAAAGAACTGAATGGCATAATATTGTTGTTTGGCGTGGTCTTGCCGATGTTGTTGAGAAGTATGTCCATAAGGGAGACAAGTTGTATCTGGAAGGAAAGATAAGAACTCGGAGTTATGATGATAGCAGAGGAATTAAACGGTATATTACAGAACTTTTTGTTGATAATATGGAGATGCTTTCTGTTAAGCCTCAACAAGCGCCACCACCGCCACCTCTTCCGGAACACACCAATAATCAGACTCGAAGTGCGGTGAATGAGTGCCCGCCACCGCCACCACCGACCAAGGACGATTTGCCATTCTGATAGGTTATGGAAGCAACATTGACGAAGAAAGATGGCAAAATCCAAATGGATAAGTCTTTCGAGTTCATGTGCAGCACACTTCGTAATGGAGAATACACTGTAACCATTAAGAAAAAAACACAGCCGAGAACATTAAATCAAAATGCTCTCATGTGGAAATGGTTTCAGTGTATTGGTGCCTGTTTGCGTGAATACACAGGTGAAGAGTATTGGAGCACTGCTGCTGGAGTTCAGGATATACATGACTTGTATTGTAAGAAGTTTCTTGTGAAACAGGTTCATGTGAATGGTAAGGTGGAAACTATTGTGCGAGGAACAAGTAAACTTAATACTTTAGAGATGCATAATTTCATGGAAAGCGTGAAAATAGATGCGGCCACCGAGTTTGGTATTACACTTCCATTGCCTGAAGACCAGCATTACTTAGATTTTATTCATGAGTACCAAAACCGGTACTAATTAATCCTTTTATAATTTATGATTGCAAATTTGAGAAACTACGAACCCGAGACAATCGAGTTTGTAGTTTCCGATTCTATTCGGGAAAAATTTCCCCCTGTTTTATTTCAGGGTTCTACGAATGTAGATGAATTGATAAAGTTGGTGAATGAGCATTTCAATGCTACATTCCCTGAAAGTGAGGTGACACAACGTTTACTGGATGAATTTGAGATTTCCGAAATTCGTGAAGAGTATTGCATCAAGCAAGAGAATGAGGTCCCCAAACGCGAACGTGAACTGTTGGAAGCCATTGAACGTGCAAAGAAAATTAAGAGTGATGCACAAGACAGGTTAGCTTCTATTAAGACTGAAATTAAAGACCTGGCTGCCGAGGTCAAAAAGGGGACGAGGGAGTATCATCTTTCAAGTAAGAATACGATCCGGTTTGCTCTTGATGGATATTTCCTGTATTATTCATGGGTGAACGGTGAGTTTAAGCTTGTGAAAGCTGAAAAAATTCCTGATTGGGACAAACGTTCTCTTTGGGCACAGGAAGATCGAAACAGAAAAGCGATGCTTGATTTGTTTGGTATTGAATATCCTGAAGTAGAACGTCCTATTGATGATACAGAAGATTATGGGGACAAGTTCGAAGAAGACCTGTCTGATAAACTTCCTGAAGAAGAACCGGAAGACGATGAGTAGATTGCAGCACAAAAAAGGCAGGAAGTCCAACTATGTGAAGCGGCTTGTGAATAATCCAGATTGGGAAGAAGCCAAGCGTAAAGTTCGTATTAGGGACGGACATAAATGCCAGATGTGCGGTAAAGACTTTAATTTAGAGATTCACCACAAAACATACAGGGTTAACGGAAAATCAATCGTTGGTCATGAGCTTGAACATCTTGATTGTCTCGTTACCCTTTGTGGTGACTGTCATTCGAAAGTTCATAAATATCACATCAAATTATGACATACCAGTTAAGAGACTACCAAAAAAGTGCTAGTGATGCAGCGGTCAGCGTTTTTAAATCCAAGGAAAAGAAAAACTACGTGATAGTTCTTCCCACTGGTGCCGGGAAGTCCCTTGTCATTGCCAATATAGCTGCACGGATAGACGGGCCGCTGATAGTGTTCCAGCCTAGCAAGGAAATACTCGAACAAAATTTTGCGAAACTTCAATCATACGGCATATTCGATTGTGGAGTTTATTCAGCTTCTGCCGGAAGAAAGGATATCAATCGTATTACGTTTGCTATGATTGGTAGTGTGATGAAACACATGAGTTTCTTCAAACATTTCAAGCACGTTCTGATTGATGAATGTCATTTAGTGAATCCGGAGAAAGGAATGTATAAGGAATTCTTTGAAGATGAGCAAAGGAAAGTTATTGGGCTGACAGCGACTCCTTACAGATTATGTTCAGGAAGAGGTGGTGCTATGCTTAAATTTATAACTCGTACCCGGCCAAAGGTTTTCACTGATGTTATTTATCACTGTCAGGTGAGTGAACTGCTTGCTAAAGGATTTCTCGCAAGTTTGAAATACTATGATATTACAAAGTTGGATTTAAGTAGAGTCAGGACTAATTCTACTGGTGCAGATTACGATGAAAAAAGTCTTCTGCAAGAGTTTGAACGTGTGGACATATACAAAGATATAGTTGGATGGACAAAACGTCTGTTGAACCCCAAATCGGGCATACCACGCAAAGGTATTTTAATATTCACGAGGTTTATTCGTGAAGCTGAAAAACTGGCTTCCGAAATTCCTAATTGTGCGATCGTTAGCGGTTCTACTCCAAAGGAGGAAAGGGCACGAATTCTGAAAGGTTTTAAAGATGGAAGAATAAAAGTTGTTGCTAATGTCGGAGTACTTACAACCGGATTCGATTACCCGGAGCTTGATACGATTGTTCTTGCACGTCCAACCAAATCCCTTTCCCTCTATTATCAAATGGTCGGTCGTGTTATTCGTCCCTACCAAGGTAAAGAGGGTTGGGTTGTTGATTTGAGTGGGAATTTCCGGCGTTTTGGGCGTGTTGAAGAGTTACGCATAGAACAGCCTGAAAAGGGAAAATGGTGTATAATGAGTCGTGGCCGTCAATTAACCAATGTAGTATTTTAATTATCATGTGGAGAAATTACAAGAAGAAAGAAAAGAAAAAGCCTCTTTTCGAGGTAGAAGGTGTTAAGGTCAAGAAGAAACCTGATCTTGTCGATAAACTAGACAGAATATTTAGTTTATTCATCCGTTATCGTGATACGATGCCTAATGGATATTTTCAGTGTATTTCATGTGGTAAAATAAAGCCTTTCAATAAAGCAGATTGCGGTCATTACATCAACCGCCAACACATGAGTACTCGCTTTGATGAAATGAACTGCAATGCTCAATGTTCACATTGTAACCGCTTCATGGAAGGAAATATTCAGGATTATCGCAGACGTCTAGTTGCCAAGTATGGTGAACGAAATGTGCTGATCCTGGAAGCCAAGAAAAATGTTACTAAGCAATTTAGTGACTTTCAATTAGAAAAGCTGATTACTCATTACAAGGAAGAAGCGAAAAAACTGAAGGAAGCAAAAGGTCTGTGAGTTTTATTACTAATCGGAGTATAATCCCTTAAAATATGGAAAGAAATTCATTCATCTTTTATAAAGGGTGGAGAGAAGCAATCAAGGATTTGCCGGATGATGTCAGGCTGGAGATTTACGAAAGCATAATTGAGTATGCGACAACGGGAAATCTTCGGGGGTTGAAACCTATGGCAAATATTGCTTTCAACTTTATAAAGATAGATATAGACAGGGATACTGAAAAGTATATGTCTATTGTGGAAAGGAATAAGAGCAATGGTTCTAAGGGGGGACGTCCGAAAAGTGAAAACCCAAAAGAACCCAAAGAACCCACAAAACCCACTGGGTTATTTGGAAACCCAAAAGAACCCACAAAACCCGATAATGATAATGAATATGATAATGATTATGTAGATGATAATGATTCTCATTTAAAAAAGAAAGAAACTTCTCCTAAAGGAGAATCAAAGAAAGACGAGCTTTCTTTGTTCCCCGAGGAAAAGATTGATTGGGGTGGGCTAATGGATTATTTTAATTCCACGTTTAAAGGTAAACTTCCTGCTATAAAGTCCATAGATGCAAAACGAAAGAAAGCTATTAAAGCACGTGTCGCACAATACGGAAAGCAAGCTGTATTCGATGTGTTCCAATTGGTTTTAGACAGTCCTTTCTTGCTTGGACAAAACGATAAAAATTGGAGGTGCACTTTTGACTGGATATTCAAGTCTGCGAATTTTACTAAAATTTTAGAAGGAAATTACAATGGAAAACGAACTGATACTGCGGCCACAAGAAGAGAATCGGTTAGCAGTCTTACGGACCTCGCCGAAAAACTATTGCAAAGCTCTATGCCCCAAGAAGGTTGAAGATGTATTTCAAAGTGATGAACCTTCTATTGGCACTATTATAAGAAAGTTTGGTGAGCCGCAAGCCAGAGCAGTGTTGGTCATATTGATAGCTGATGCCTTGGAGTTTTTCAATGTCGGTAATCCAATGTCGGCTACACAAGTCGCTACTACAGTAGATTTAATCATTGAAGAATATCCATATATGAAAACTGATGATTTTAAACTGTGTTTCAAGAACGCAATGAAAATGAAATATGGCAATATCTATAATAGAATTGATGGTCAGGTCATCATGAGTTGGCTTCGTGAATACAATAAAGAACGTTGTGCTGTTGCTGATAATCAGTCATGGAATTTTCATAAAGAGAATTTGTCGGAGGAAGTGGGCTATACAAGTGGCTTGTCGTATGAAGAATACCGGAACGAACTCAAACTTAGAGTTGAGCAAGGAGATGAAGAAGCTGCTAAAGCGTTAAGTCTCTCAAATGAAATAATCTCTTATCTAAACAAAAGAGAATATGGTAAACAAGAAGCAGAAGGTGACAATTTACTGGAACACTAGGCATATCAAACTTGAAGATATTCCTGAAGTGAAAAGAAGAATACGGGAGCGTTTTGGTATTCCTAATCACACAACTGTTAATGGTGAAACGGATTGTTATATCCGTGAGGAAGATATGGAATTGCTTCGGGAAACGGAAAAACGTGGCTTCATTCAAATACGTAATAAGCCCGCATGAAAATGGCGTTAAAATGGCGAAGTTTCTGTTTGCATAACTTGTCATTTTACGATAACTTTACTGATGTAATGAATTAAAAGTCAAACCAATATAATTAAATTATGGAAGTACAAAACATTAGAATTGACCTTATCAGTCCTTCTCCTTTGAATCCGAGAAAGACTTTTGATGAAGCAGCTCTTGAAGAGCTTGCAAGCAACATTGAAAAGCAAGGTTTATTGCAACCTGTCACTGTCAGAGTTGCTAAATCCGAGGAGATGACTAACCTAGAAACCGGAGATGTTACCCCATTACCTTACACATACGAAATTGTTTGCGGTGAGCGTCGTTTCCGGGCTGTGTCACTTTTGAAAGCAAAGGAAGATGAAGCGAATGTTGCAAAAATCAAAGCCCATCGAAAAAAGTCGGAAAAATTTCAGACAATATCCTGCATTGTCAGAGAAATGACAGATGATGAGGCTTTTGAAGCGATGATTACCGAGAATCTTCAAAGAAAAGATGTTGATCCCATCGAAGAAGCTTTTGCCTTTGCGCAGTTGGCTGAAAAAGGACGAACTTTGGAAGATATCGCTCTTAAAATAGGAAAGTCTACCCGGTTTGTATTTGACCGTATTAAATTGAATTCTCTTATTCCTGAACTAAAAGAGCGGGTAAGAAATGGAGATATACCATTGTCCGGTGCTATGATTCTTTCTAAATTGGATGAAGATACTCAAAAAGAGTTTCATGAGGAGGAGGAAGAACAATGTACTACTGCTATGATTCGAGAATTTGTGAGTAATTCTTTCATGGAGCTTGGTAACGCACCTTGGATTAAAGATGATTCCGATAATTGGGAAAATACTGATATTAAATCATGTTCTCAATGTGAGAATAATACGTGTAATCATGGTTGTTTGTTCTATGAAATGAATAGTAAGGATGCTAGATGTATCAATGCTGCTTGCTATGAGAAAAAACAGATTGCTTATGTGACGCGGAAAATTCAACTAGAATATGAACATCTTGTTAAAGTTGGCGAACCTCTTTCATTTGGAAAAACAGTAATTATCGCTAGACGTCCTGATACATATTGGGGAGAAGATAGAAAGGTTTTCTATGAAAAAACTTTGGAAGCTGTTAAACAACTTGGATTTGAAATAGTTGATCCTGATGAAATCTTTAGATGTAAGTGCTGGTATTCAGAAGATGATGAACGCACTTTGAAAATGCTTGAAGATGGAGAAGTTTATCGTTGTCTTTCATTTTTTGGACATTATTCTCCCGAATTTAACGTTAGTTTCTATTATGTTAGAAAAGAAACGGCTTCCTCTACTTCCGCCGTTGCCGATCTAAAAGAGATAGAAAGGGAAAAAATAAACGCCCAATTAAAAAGAGCGAAGGATATAGTCAAGGAGAAGTCTGCTGAAGAAATGCGTAAGTGGGCGCAAGAGAAAACATATTATCAGAGAACAAAAGAATTCTCTGAAAATGAACAACTTGTTTTTGATGTGCTGGTTCTTAGCGGTTGTAGCAGTACTTATCTTGAAAAACTGAATTTGAAAAAATGGAATGGTGAGAGTGATTTTGTAAATTATGTTAAAAACAACCAAGCTGACCGACACCAATGGTATAGAGCCTTTATTGCTGAATGCTTATCATCGAATAATGTGAATTTCTACTCCTATTTGCAAAAGTGTCAGAAAATCCTTTTTGCAGAACAATATCCGGATGATTTCAAAGCGCTCTCTAAGAAACTTGCGGATTCATATGATAAGAAAGAAAAGAAGCTCAAAGAAAGACTGAAAGAGCTAAATAACGATAACACAGAGGAAGCCTAGTGGTTTCCTCTCTTTATTGACGCACTTATGAAAACGTGGACTGGCGAACAACTTGCTATACTTGACAGTGAGTACCCGACTGCTGATTTAAAAGAACTTGCTAGGCGTCTTGATAAAACACTTAGTGCTGTTAAAACAAAGGCCTTGATTCGAAAACTTAGGCGCTCTCCGAGAATCTCGTTTTGGAATAGTGAGAGACTTGATAAATTGAAAAAGTTGTATCCCAATCATACTAATGAGGAAATAGCACAGATATTAGGTACCACTTATTCTGCTGTAAATGGAGTTGCATTTAAATTACGGCTCTTTAAATCTAAAGAATTTAAATTTCAATGCGCTTCTAAAAGCTTCTTTCCCAAAGGCCACCAACCGATGAACAAGGGACGTAAGCAAACGGAATATATGTCAGAGGAACAATTAGCAAAAACGAAAGCTACTCGATTTAAGAAAGGACATGTCCCCAAAAATCATAAACCAGTCGGTTATGAACGCATAACTCGTGACGGTTACATTGAAGTGAAAACTGCCGAACCGAATGTCTTTGAACTTAAACATCGGCTTGTATGGATTGAGCATAATGGAGAAATCCCCCCTGGTTATAATATTCAGTTTAAAGATGGCAACAGGCAAAACGTTTCCATTGAGAACCTTTACATGATTAGTCGTTCTGAACAATTAAAAAAAGAGAATTCTTTGTATGCCCGATATCCGGAAGATGTTCAGTACCTAATCAAGCTAAAAGGAGCTTTGAATAGACAAATTAATAAAGCAACAAAAAAGAATGAATCATGACTGATGGAGCAATAGATAGATTGAAAGAAATGGTTAATAAACCATTCCTTTATCAGAATGAAGAAGTTGTAATTCTCAATTACTGTGACGGTACCGGTGATGATGGTACCGAAGTTGAGATATACTTGAATAATGGCAAAGTGTTAGTGTTTAGTATGTTTGATTTGGCTTCCAAGTTGAACCGTTTCCGGCCAATAACAAATACTGTTGTCGTGTTGGCAAATGAACGGTTGAATAAGGTGTCTACAGTGAACCCTACCATTTTACAAGATTTGAGGAATTTGGTTCTTCAACAAATTAAGGATGTGAAAGAAGATCCTAGTAAAGTGAGCCAAGCAAAACAAGTTTTCCAAGGGGTTAATACCGTAATCAATCTTGCCAAAACAGAATTGGAATACAGGAAATATTTAGATACAACAGACCCCTCAAAATAAATAATAGTATGCTGATAGATAAAGAATATGTTCATTGGTTTCGCATCAGAGACCAACCTAATAGAATCGTGTGAGATTATTCATAGTCTAACAATTTAACCCGATCGATATGATAACATTGAATAGGTTTGCCCAGAGATGCTTGAATATCATGAGGAAGCGCTTTAAGATGAATGAGCATAGCTCAAGAAAAGCGTTTAGCATAAGAATTGAAGCCGTTTGGAGAAAATTCGATATTGCTTCTAAATATAGGAGTGATAATCTTCCTAAATATTCGGAAGATGAAGAATTGGCAGCCGAGATGATAATTTACCTTGTTGCCTATTTAAAAAGATTTGGTTGTGAGGACATTGAACAGCTTATCAAAGATAAGATAGAGTTCGATGATAGAAAAAATGATTAGGTGTTGTTACTGACTGTTTGTGTTGTTGATTTTGTGTTGTTGATTTTAATATAGTTAGTTATGACAGAGATTATTCAAGTCTGCCTACTTGATTTTAATAAGGGGCAGCTCACGGGATTGCCGAAAAATCCACGTTTTTTTCGTGATTACCGCTTTGAAGCGATGAAGAAAAGCATTCAGGATTCGCCAGAGATGCTTGAGCTTCGAGAACTTATAGTTTTTCCCTACAATGATGGCAGATATATTGTTGTTTGTGGTAATTTACGTTTGCGGGCTTGCAAGGAGTTAGGTTATAAAGAGTTGCCTTGTAAAATTCTGGCACCTGATACCCCCGTTAAGAAGTTGAGGGAATATGCCACTAAAGATAATGTCAATTTTGGTGAGAATGATTTGGACGTTATGGAAAACGAGTGGAATAAGGCGGAACTCCAAGACTGGGGCATCGAATTTGCCCCGGAGAGGAAAGAGGATGAATTTAAAGAGCGCTTCGATGCCATCACGGATGATACAGCCATTTATCCTCTCATTCCAAAGTATGACGAAAAACATGAGTTGTTTATCATCACCTCAAGTAATGAGGTAGATAGCAACTGGCTTCGTGAAAGGCTGGACATGCAGCACATGAAGTCGTACAAGACCGGGAAAATAAGTAAATCCAATGTAATTGATATAAAAGACGTTCGCCATGCCCTGCAAGATAGTAATACCAAGTCATAAACGCCATGACCGGGTGTTCGCTAAAAAGTTGGTGAACGATCCTATCATTTGCGTTGCTGAAAGTCAAGCTGACTTATATCAGCAATTTAACCCGGAATGTGAAATTGTTACTCATCCTGACGACGTTATGGGCCTCATCCCGAAACGTAATTGGATGGCAAAGCATTTTGGAGAACTTTTCATGCTTGATGATGATGTCCATGCCTGCAAACCTATTTATGTGGAAAAAGGAGAACCTAGCCGGATAAAGGATAAAGATAAGATAACCAATATCATTCAGTCATTATTTGAGATGGCCAGTATGATGGATGTACATCTGTTTGGCTTCACCGCTCGGATATCGCCGGTAATGTATGATGAATCCGCTTTTCTTTCTCTTTCGAAAATGATAACCGGTTGCAGTTATGGAGTAATCTATAACAAAAACACTTGGTGGAATGAGGAAATACGTTTGAAGGAAGATTTTTGGATTTCTTGTTACATGAAGTACAAAGAACGTAAAGTTTTAACCGATTTGCGGTATAATTTTGAGCAAAAGAACACTTTTGTAAACGCTGGTGGGCTTGCTTCTATAAGGAATCAGGAAGAGGAACGTAAATCTATCCTCTTTATCAAAAAGAATTTTGGTGATAGTATTTTGCTAAAGAGTGCAACCACTAATGGGAAAGACAAAACAAAGCAGCTCGTTCAATATAATATATCATGCAAATTCAAATTCTAATAGTCTGTAAAAAAGGCGTTTAAATGGCGTCCATTCTGTTTGTCATATTCGCCTTTTTTAGCTAATTTTACTGATGTAATAAACTAAAAGTCAAACCATTAAATTAGAATTATGATTATAAGAACAGTTTGCGGATATGATTTCTTTGAGGTGAGTTCTGCAATGCAGAAAGCCATTAGGCGAGCCGACACCGGGGTAGCCGGCTTTTTTGCATTGGAACTTTGGGCGAGTGGGTACCGCGACTATGTGTGGAAGCGTCTGTTTACCATTAGTGCTGAAGATTGCTATGGAATCATTACTAAAGAGATAGAAGCATTGTGGCAGGGGCATGAGCTGGTAAACAAGACTGCTACTGAACCCAAAGGGAGGATATTTGTGAGTAAAGCTGTTATTCTCCTTTGTGAATGTAGAAAGAATCGTGATGCGGATCATTTGCAAAACTTCATCTATGATAGAAAGGATATTGATATAGAAAAGTGGATAAATGATGTCAGGCGTTACCCTATTCCTATCCCAGATTACACTTTCGATGTACATACACGAAAGGGTAAAAAACATGGGAGAACCAAAGAAGAATTCTTTCAGGAAGAATACAAGGCGTTACAACCTCGTGTTCCTGGTTTATTCGATGATTTGGTTCAACCCAGTCAACCAAAGTTATTTAATGATGAAACCACGGCTAAGTAGCTGTGGTTTCTCATATTTCATATAAGTCAAACCAATTTAATTAAAAAAATGAACACGTATTACAAATTTGCGCCAAATGTATTTTTGGCAAAGTGTGATGAGAAGCACGAAAAAGGTGAAACTATTGAAGTTACCACCAAGTATGGTAAGGAGAACGAAAGTATAGTATTTAACCTAATCTTCGAAAAAGATGGGTTTTACTATTATTCCATCGTTAGAGCTGACGGCTTTAATGTTCAAGAATGGGCTAAGCAAAGAGCGGAACGCAGGCATGAATGGGCGTCATCGGCTGTACAAAAAAGTAATGAGTATTTTCAGAAATCAAATAAGCATCGTGATTTCCTTTCTTTGGGTGAGCCTATCAAAGTTGGACACCATAGCGAACGAGGACATCGCAAAATGATAGATGATGCCTGGAATAACATGGGGAAAAGCGTTGAGCTTAGTGATAAGGCTGCCGAACATGAAAGAGTTGCGAAGTATTGGGAAAAAAGGGCTAATACGATAAACTTGTCCATGCCGGAAAGTATAGATTTCTACGAACATAAGTTGGAACAAGCAAAAGAATATCATGAAGGATTGAAGTCCGGCAAATATCCACGTAGCCACTCTTACACTCTCACTTATGCAAAAAAAGAAGTGAATGAGTTGCAAAAGAAATACGAACTTGCAATAAAACTGTGGGGCGATGTTTACTAATCTGTAGTATCTCAAATAATTTACTATGAGAGAATTATCTAAAGAAATCTCATTACAAAGGGTAATGAGGGCTTCAGGTCGTGTACCTGTACAATGCTCATGCAGTGTTTGTAAACAACAATGTCATACGCCATGTTTAGGTACTCCTGATGATATTGAACGAATTATTGATGCAGGTTATGCCGACAGGTTAGCGCTGACGAACTGGGCTGCTGGTATATTCTTAGGGGTTATTAATATTGCTATTCCGATGATTCAGCCCGTTGCTGGTAAGGAGTATTGTGCTTTTTTCGAGAATGGACTGTGTATCTTACATGATAAGGGTTTGAAGCCCACTGAAGGACGTTTGTCTCATCACACTGTCAGGAAGGATAACTTCAATCCTACTATGAGTATTGCTTGGAACGTTGCAAAAGAATGGCTGATGCCGGAGAATGAGGATGTACTTTCTCGTGTAGTAAATAAATTCTTGAATGCAAGGAAGCCATGAATGTGTGTCAATCAATACCTCGTAGAGATTGTAAGGTGTTTGCTAAATGTGGAGCAAAATCCTTATCACATTGCCGGCGGCACCGCGAAACTGATGAGAAGTGTAAAAGTTGTACTCTAATTCATCGTAAGCCGCGTAATCGGATTATAGATGATTCAGGACGTGAAATGAAAAGATGTACCCATTGCGGAAATTACTTCTACTTGAACCGGTTCTACAATCGTATAGTGGTGAGAAAAGGTAAGGAATATCATTTGTTGACTTCCTGGTGCCGTATGTGTATGTCACAGATTAATAATCAGAGGGCAAAGAAGAAAAAGTGATTTGTCTATTAAATTTTTTGTATGAAATATTATGCTTCAGTCAGCTTTGGAAAGGATTCCTTGGCAATGCTTTTCATGCTAATAGAAAAAGGATATCAGTTGGATGAAGTCGTTTTCTATGATACAGGTATGGAATTTCAGGCAATCTATAACACTCGTGATGCTGTTCTTCCAATTCTTAAAAAACTTGGCATTAAATATACCGAACTGCATCCGGAGCAACCTTTTCTTTGGACAATGTTTGAAAGGCCGGTTAAGAAAAGAGGGACCAATATTATTCATAAAAAGGGATATAGTTGGTGTGGGGGAACATGCCGGTGGGGAACGAGTGAAAAACTTCGTGCATTGAAAGCTCACACAAAAGACGGAATTGATTATGTCGGTATTGCTGCCGATGAGACCCATCGCTTTGAAAAGGAAAATCGACCTAATCGGGTTTTACCACTTCGTGATTGGGGTATTACTGAAGCAGATGCACTCCAGTATTGTTACACAAAAGGTTTTGTTTGGCATGAGGATGGAGTAAGGCTATATGAGCTACTTGATCGTGTGAGTTGCTGGTGTTGTGGAAATAAGAACTTGAAGGAGTTGAAGAATATGTATTTGTATCTTCCATGGTATTGGAAAAAGCTGAAAGAACTTCAGTTAAATACCGATAGGCCCTATCGTCGTAATAGTGGAGAAACCATTTTTGATTTAGAGGAAAGATTTAGACGTGAATTGTTGAAGAAAAAAACTGATTAAAATGGCGTTAAAATGGCGAAGTTTCTGTTTGCTAAACTTGTCAATAACGATTACCTTTATAGACGTAAAGCATTAAAAGTCAATCAACATGAAGAGGAATGAAAAAATAGAAAAATTAGAAAGACTAGGTATTTTCAATCAATGGAAATATAACACAGAAAGAGCAAATGATACATTTAATATTGAGTGTCCTGACTTCTCAATGACAAATGAAGAGCGGGTGAACAATTTGTTAGATGTTGATTGCTGTTTTCATCGATTTCTAGCTATCTCATTCCCTTTTAATGGTACTCCTGAAGGCGTTGCTTTTTGGGAGAATATTGCAAAAAAATAATCGAACTTAATTGAATTGAAATTATGAGTAAAAAAGATTTAATAGAGCAGAACATTACAAGAGTTCAAGAATATGTGAGGGAACTTATTGAAGATGCAAAGTGGAATAATGGTGTTTCGGAAACTCTTGAATCTACTTCAATAATTGTAGGTAATAGTGATGATATCTATGATTTTGCAATTTTATTTGCTTCTAATACTGAATGTGTTTATTGTGAATTCATAGATAGTAAAATAGAGTACATTGATTGTGAATTAGATTGTGAAATATGCCAATTTGAAGGAAGAATAATTTTTCAATATATAAACGGAAAATTTCATAATCCTGCTAGTCAAATTATCGAACTATCAAAGTTGCTGATGAAAGGCGAATTAAGAGACACAAAAAGTATCTTTTGTTCTATGGTACTTCGATTAATGGATACTGAAGAATACAGTAACAATTATTGTAAATCTTTGGATTTAGTTCTGAGGCTGTTTCCTGAAATAGATGGAGAATTATTAGAAAAGGAATTGGATAGATATATTTAAGCATTACAAGGATGAGTAAAATGAATTTAAATGAATTAAGAGACAAAGCATATAAAACAGCTTGTGAACATGGGTTTCACGATCAAGAGCTAAGTAACAATCATTTTCTTTGCCTTGTGATTTCTGAACTGATGGAAGCTGTGGAAGCAGATAGAAAAGGAAGGCGTGCTAATGTTGATCGGTATAATAAGAAGATTGCTAACAGCCGCATTTGTCAAGGATTGGATTCTGACATTCCCAAAGAGCGCGGTTACGAAGTTGCATATAACGAAACCATTAAAGGTTCAATCGAAGAAGAATTAGCTGATGCTGTTATCCGCTTGCTTGATCTTGCAGGACTTCGAGGAATAAACCTTGAACTTGCCAATGGAGATATTGATGACTGTATTGAAGATATGGCAGAAGCCTGTAAAGGCGAAACTTTTACCGAATCAATCTATTCCATCTCTACACTTCCTGTTAGGTATGACGGAATATTTGATTTTCCTACAGCCGTGAATGATATGATACTATCTATCTTCGGGCTTGCCAAGCACTTAGATATAAACCTGCTTTGGCACATCGAGCAGAAAATGAAGTATAACGAACTCCGTGAAAAGATGCACGGGATGAAGTATTAACTCTCAAATCAAAAAAATGGATGATAAACGAAAACAAATATTGGTAGATTACATATCCTACCTGTATACGACGGGTAGGAGCTATGATAGCATCGGGAAATACATCAAATATGTGACTGATTTTCTTGAAAATTCCGAAGAAATCAATCGTCATGGTTATTATAAATATAAACATAAAAATGCTGATGCTATGGTGCGCCATTCGTTTATGTGTGAGGCTGTTTGTGATTTATTGTCTTATCTTAAAATCGGATATGGCCGACGGGAAAAGGCTGTAAAGCCTTTGGAGAAACTTGAGGTTATTTCAGAGAAGAATAAGAAACTGCTTAATGATTTTATAATATGGTTGACTGATAACAATGATTATTCCTCTCACACAATTGATGTCTATTATACCTCGTTGAGAAAATATTTTGAATACGCCAATGAACTAAATATGGATAATTGCAGACGATTTATAAAAAGCCTTGAAGAGGAAAAACTTTCTCCAGCTACCATTCGATTACGTATTACAGCCATTGAGAAGTTCTCCAAATGGGTGAAGAAACCTATTGAACTGAAACGACCTAGAATGAAACGCAAGTTGGATGTAAACAATGTGCCGACAGAAGAGGAATATAATAGGTTACTGGAGTATCTGAAAACAAAACTCAACAAGGATTACTATTTCTTCATTAAGGTATTGGGTACTACAGGAGCTCGGCTCTCGGAGTTTCAGCAATTCACGTGGGAGGATATAGCGGCCGGCGAAGTTGTTTTGAAAGGGAAAGGGAACAAGTATCGGCGTTTCTTTTTCCAAAAGCAATTGCAGAGGGAAGTGAAGGACTATATAAAGGAGACAGGCAAGTCCGGTACTCTTGCTGTTGGGAGATTCGGGCCGTTGACTCAAAGAGGTCTTTCACAGCATCTGAAAGTATGGGGTAAACATTGTGGTATTGATTCGAAAAAAATGCACGCTCACGCCTTCCGGCACTTCTTTGCTAAAATGTTCCTGAAGAAAACCAAAGATGTAATTCAATTAGCAGACCTTCTTGGTCATGGTAGTGTAGATACAACAAGAATTTATTTACAAAAAAGTTATGATGAACAACAAAGAGACTTTAATAAAAACGTTACGTGGTAGTGTAGCCCAGCTCAATGAATTGTCGGATATGACTGAAGGCATAGATGTTTATGACGCTGCCGGATATGTTGATACTGAATTTCTTATGGAAGCGCTTTCCTGTGTTAATACTTTTATGGATGCGAGTAATATGGTTATTACGAAAATATCCTCACTGTTAGCGCCGGACGCTCCGGTTGATGAAAGGAAGAGCCAGGCTGATGAAGGTAAGAAATGGAATGTGGAAGAGATACTGAAGCATTGTACTCTTGAGGATAGTGTTCTTAAACTTCCGAAAGTACAATTCAATAAGAAATCCTATGCTGAAGCAAAGAAATGGATAGAAGAAGCTGGCGGCTCATGGCAGGGAGGTAAGATACAGGGATTCACATTTCCTTTTAATCCGGAACGTGTGTTCTCCATCTTGAAAGAAGGTAAGCGATGCGATTTGCAAAAAGACTTTCAGTTCTTTGAAACACCTGCTGATATTGCAGACTGGTTGGTAATGCTTGCCGGTGGAATTCACGAAACAGATACCGTACTTGAACCAAGTGCCGGACGCGGTGCTCTGATAAAAGCGGTCCATCGGTCATGCCCGTCAGTAATAGTTGAATGTTATGAACTGATGCCGGAAAACAGGGAGTTCCTTCATACACTTGATAACGTAATATTGCTTGGTGAGGATTTCACTAAAGATAGTGTAGGAAATTACACTAAGATTATTGCTAATCCTCCATTTTCCGGTAATCAGGATATTGACCATGTAAGACATATGTATGAACGCTTGGAAGAAGGTGGAATTCTTGCGGCTATAACCAGCCGGCATTGGAAGTTTGCGTCTGAAAAGAAATGTGTTGAGTTCCGGGAATGGTTGGAAAAAGTTCATGGAGAAGTTTTTGAAATTGAAGCCGGTGAATTCAAAGAAAGTGGAACTACTGTTAGTACGATGGCAGTGGTTATAAAGAAGTAATTTAAAACGGACAGAAAGGAGGTAAAGTATGATACTTACTACTGATAAGATGGCATTTGTTACCGATCAAGATAATTCAGACAAATACATTGAGGAGCTTATAACTGAGTATGGAACTAATCAATATCGCATAAAGATTAACCGTACGCTTAGTCCACCATATTACCAATTATTCTACGAATGGAAAGAAGGTAAGCGGAAATTAAATCGTGAACTTTTCTCTTCCAGTAAGTTGGGAAAGATTGTAAATTTCATAAATGAAAACATTCAATAAAATCAAGAAGTGAAAGCAATAACAATAAAACAACCATGGGCCTCATTGATCGTTCACGGTATCAAGGATATTGAGAACCGGAGTTGGGCGTGTCCATGGAAATACATAGGACATAGAGTGTTAATCCATGCAAGTGGGAAACCTGTAGAAATGAGAAATCCCAATAGTGTATTTACAAAAGCTCAATGGGATAGTCTGCCTATTGAGTTTCAACGAAAAATAATATGTGCAGAGGGCATTGTCAATTCTGCTATCATTGGAAGTGTAGAAATAATTGGATGCTCTATCAATCATCCTTCTAAATGGGCAGAGAAAACAGATGATAGTAAAGGCTATTATGAAAATCCTATTTATAACTGGGTACTAGCTAATCCTATATTATTTCCAGAGCCGATACCGGCTAAAGGGAAATTGTCATTTTGGGAGTATCCCAATATCAATTCAGAGGACGATATTTGCTTGTGTAATTTGGTCGTAAATGAAAGGAATCAAGTCGTTAGCTATGGAGAGTATGACCGATGTGTATACTGTGGTAGTAAATGGAGTAAATAACAATAGTACAGAATAATAGTAACATAATAGTTAGATATGAATTATACTGTCAATATCTTCTTCATTGTCAACATACATTTTGATGTATTTTCTTAATAAGGTTGGATTATTGACACATTCATCTGTTTTAATTATTTGGAGATTATTCAATCCATATAAAGATGTCAAATTCCAATTTGTCATTTCTTGTAGTGAGCGTTTTATCTCAATTTCCGATTTTGCGTCTTTAGTGAATATTGTAATATTCTTCTTTTGGGGATTAGTGGATGAAGATTGTCTTTCAAAAAAGGCTTTAAAATATTGGCTGTCATTTATGCCTAATGAATGCCCAAATATTGTAATATCATCAGCATCCATTAAATCATATACCATAGCTGGGGGATTATATTGGGAATCAAATGATTTCTGTATAAAATCATAGTTTTTGTCTATGTTTTCATCTCTTGTTCCTAAAATGATATTCCCGTCTAAACATAAGCCATGTACATACTTAACTGCATCATTAAATTCCATAGCAAAACTAGAGTTGGGAGCTATTGCTCCAAAACTTGTATAATTAAAAGAGTATATGACAATTTCATCATTTACATTGCTTTTGATAAATGTTCTTGCTACTGTAGCAGCTATGGAGTTTTCATTAATAGCTTCTTTTTGAATTTTTATTAGGTATTGCATTAACCCAACTTTAATCAACTGTACGGCTTTTTTATCTCGTTCAATTGGAGAATTTAGCACATCTTCATGTGATAAACAGATTATGTAAGAAAGTCCAGGTTTGGATAATACGCCTATCTTTAATAGTCTATTAACAGTCTCAGCATTTGTTTGTATTAAATCATTATATTCAGAAATACCATGATAGGCATGTATCATTTCTAATATTTTTCTTTCTGTGCTATTATATAAATCGAATGGATGCCCATTATTATTCTTAATTTTAGTATAATAATAACTTAGTTCATTCTCCAAATCATACCACTTGACTGCATCTAAATTATCGTTCCATTTGTCATTTAAATGTTTGATTAAAGGAGATGGGTAGTCTTTGGGACAAAATTCAGATTGGCAAAAGTCCTTGTATGAAGTCTTTCTGCCTAAACAAAGGTCAAATCCGTTACCTATTATCAGAACTCTTTTTCTATCTTTATTCATACTGCAAAAGTAAGGAAAGATTATGATAATAAGAACTGAAATTTATATAATTGTTGAACCTTTGGTGTATTGGTTATCCGATACACCTTTATTTTTTTGTGATGATGAGAAAAATGATTGTAACTGGCAGTGAAGGCTTCATAGGTAAAGCCCTCTGCCAAGAATTAGCGAAAAGAAATGTTGAAGTGATAGGTATCGATCGAAAGAACGGTACTGAAGCTTCAAAAGTATGTGAACTTCTAAAGTACGGTGATATCGACTGTGTATTTCACCTGGCAGCACAAACAAGTGTATTCAATGGAAATCTGGAACAGATCCGGAAAGATAATATTGATACCTTTATGTGCATAGCCGATGCATGTAACCAATACCATGTAAAATTAGTATATGCCAGTTCATCGACCGCGAACCCGGAGAACACAACAAGTCTCTATGGTATAAGTAAGTACTTTGATGAACAGTATGCATCTATCTATTGTAAGGCTGCGACCGGGTGCCGGCTGCATAATGTATATGGACCTAATCCGCGAAAAAGAACTCTTCTCTGGTTCCTGATGGAAAAGGAAAACGTGTCATTATACAACTGTGGTCAGAATATCCGGTGCTTCACTTACATAGATGATGTCATTGAGGGGCTTATCTATTCGGTGGGTTGTAACCGGCAACTTATCAATATTTGTAACGTCCAACCTGTGACTACTATGTATTTTGCTTCTTTAGTAAAATACTACAAACCGCTTGAAATTGAGCTAATTAATGAAAAACGGGATTTTGACAATTTGGAGCAGTCGGTGAACCGGGATATCTATTTAGTACCTTTGTCTTACACATCTGTCGAGGACGGAGTAAAGAAGATCTTTGATGAAAGGAAAGGGAAAGATATGTCGTATTGACGACTGGGATAAGCCGGAAGCGGTGAAATGTAAGAGCTGGTCTCATCAGGAACGGTTATGTGATCTGAAAGAAAAGGTATCACTTCACAAAAAGGGTGATATCTATTACATCTCCCAATTCACCCGTTCCAAGACTGGTACCAGCTTTTCAGAAATTAAACAGTCGGAGGAACTTGCATCATTCTTTGCAGAGAGAGCGTGTGAGTTTCTCCACCGCTTCATAGTAGGGGGATATGAAGGATGGTGTATAGTCACCACACCGCGACGGAGACACAACGAGGGCTTTCATTTTTCAACCTCTATCTGTACGAAAATTGCGGGGGCGGTGAAAATACCATTCTATGAGAATGCAATCCAGTGCCTAACTAAAGATAGATTGAATCCGGAATTCTTTCTTCTTCGTCCGATAAAGGAAAAGAAAATAATAGTGTATGATGACATATTAACAACTGGCAGCACACTGCTTGCCACCTATGAGCTTTTAAAGGATAGAGAGCAGCTTCTTTTTCTCGTAGGAATAAATAACAATTGATATGGGAAAGCAAGAGAAACCATTAACATTCAAGCAAGAGAAATTCTGTAAATACTACGTTGATACAGAAGGTAATGCTAGTGAAGCATATAGGATGTCTTATGATGCGTCAAAGATGAAACCTGAAACGATTTGGAGTGCTGCTAGCAGATTGTTAGCCAATAGCAAGGTTAGTGCAAGGATAAGTGAGATTAAGCAACAGAGGGCGAAAGAGACTGAAGTAGAGAGGAAAACGGTCGAAAAGGTATTAATGGATATTGTACTCGCTGATCCCGATGATTTACATTATGTAGACCCTGTTACCGGGAAAACAAAGATGAGAAGTCCGTCCCAACTTCCAAAGCGTGCCCGTAATGCGTTGAAGAAGATTCAGAATAATAGAGGAGTGGTTAATTATGAGTTCAACGGCAAGACAGAAGCCGCCCGGATTCTTGGTGCCTGGAATGGATGGGAAGCCGATAAGAATGTCAACATCAAAGGTGGAGACGGAAATAAAGTCGGTGAACTTCGTATCGGATTTGAAGATAATGAGAATTCGGAAGAATAGAACAATTTGAACTGCAAAATCCGGGATTCATCCTACGGAGAAACCTTACTTTTAGAACAATATGGTTATAAATTATAAGAAGCTAAATCCTAACGGATTCTATCTATTGAAGTACTTGAATGATGAGACTATCCGTTTTATCATTCTCTATGGAGGTTCATCTTCCGGTAAGTCGTATAGTGTGGCACAAACAATACTGATACAGACATTACAGGATGGTGAGAACACTCTTGTCATGCGTAAGGTAGGAGCTTCTATTCTCAAAACCATTTATGAAGATTATAAGGTCGCTGCGATCGGTCTTGGCATCTCCCATTTGTTCAAATTTCAACAGAATACTATTAAATGTCTGGTAAATGGTGCGAAGATAGATTTCTCCGGTCTTGACGATCCGGAGAAGATAAAAGGTATCTCTAACTATAAGCGAGTTCAGTTAGAGGAATGGTCAGAGTTCGAGCATCCGGATTTCAAGCAGCTACGTAAGCGTTTGCGTGGTAAGAAAGGGCAGCAGATTATTTGTACCTTCAACCCGATTAGTGAAAGCCATTGGATAAAGAAAGAGTTTATTGATAAAGATAAATGGCATGATGTACCGATGACGGTTACCATTGCCGGCAAAGAGTTGCCGAAAGAACTTACCAAGGTCAAATCCGTAAAGAAGAATGCACCCAGGCAAATACTTAATCTTCGTACTAAGCAAATCGAGGAACAGGCACCTAATACAGTTATTATCCAATCTACCTATTTGAATAATTTTTGGGTGGTCGGTAGTCCTGACGGTGCGTATGGTTTCTATGATGAGCAATGTGTTGCCGACTTTGAGTATGATAGAGTTCACGATCCGGACTATTACAATGTGTACGCATTGGGAGAATGGGGTGTCATTCGTACCGGTAGTGAGTTCTTCGGTTCCTTCAATCGTGGCAAACATTCCGGTGAACATAAGTATGTTCCGGACTTACCTATTCATATCTCTGTCGATAACAACGTGCTTCCGTATATCAGTGTATCATATTGGCAGGTCGATTTCACAACTGGTACCAAGGTTTGGCAATTCCATGAAACGTGCGCTGAAAGCCCAAACAATACAGTAAAGAAAGCCTCCAAACTTGTTGCAAAGTATCTGAAATCTATCCAATATTCTGATAGGTTATATGTACATGGTGATGCATCAACGAAAGCGGCAAACAGCATTGACGATGAGAAGCGTTCCTGGATGGACTTATTCATAGATACATTGCAGAAAGAAGGATTCGAGATTGAAGATAAGGTAGGCAACAAGAATCCGAGTGTTGCCATGACCGGTGAGTTTGTTAATGCCATTTTTGATTGTACTGTTCCCGGTATAGAGATATACATTGACGAATCATGTTCGGTATCTATTGAGGACTACATGAGCGTACAGAAAGATGCTAACGGTGCCATTCTTAAAACTAAGGTCAAGAATAAAACTACCTTGCAGACTTATGAGGAGCACGGGCACCTGTCTGATACGTTCCGATATGTCGTTGTGGATTTGTGTAGTGAGCAGTATATAGAGTTTAGTAACCGGCGAAAAAGAAACTTGTATGCTTGTAATGGCACTATTAATTTCTTCAATCCAGATACCGAATGTAAATACACTAAGAAGATTCTATATGTGATGCCGAATGTTAATGGGAAATTTGTCCTTATACAAGTGTTTAGATGTGGAAATAAATGGCATGTTGTTGATGTCGTATTTATGGAAACTACTTCAACAGAAGATATACGTTCTTCTATTTTGTCCCATGAATCTGATTCATGTGTAATTGAATGTACGGATGCTTATTTCCCTTTTATCCGGGAACTCCGTTCTAGTACAAACAAGGAGATTCGTGTAATGAAAGAGTTTCCGGATGTAGACAAGCGTATTGCTGCAACATCTGATTATGTGAAAAATAGTATTCTTTTTTCTGCATCAAAAGTAGAATCTGATACGGAATATGTTGCCTTCATGAATAACCTGATGGACTATAATAAAGATAGTGAAACAAAAGAGGCTAGTGCTGTTTTGAGTGGGCTAGTACAGTTCGTTGTAAAATTAGGTTTGAATTGAATTGTGTTATATGTGATTGAAAATAAGTGTGTTATATCGTTGGGGTTATGTTTTCGTAATTTCAAGATTTTAGTGTTTTGGAAAACGGTTTTCCTTTTTACTTAGTTTTGCTCAAAAAGGAACCCAATGAATATTTTTTTTGATAATCTATTTGGAAAGAAATCTAAGACTAAAGGTGAAGTTGAAATAGTTACTTCATCTGAAAATAAGGATATAGATACTCAAAGTGGCAAGGCTGAAAAATGGTCAGTTGCATACATTGAGGACCTTACTAGTCCTATTGTAGCGGGCAGTAACTATCTAACGCTATTCAGTACGATACCTGAAGTCTTTTTCCCGATCGATTATATTGCATCGCGAATTGCAGGTGCTAATTTTCAATTGAAGAAAACTAAGGATGACAGTATAGTATGGGCGAATAAACGAATGAATGGCATACTTAGTCGTCCTAATTGTTTGATGCGTTGGAAAGAATTGATTTATCAGCACCATATTTATAAATTGTGTACAGGGAATAGCTTTATTCGTGCCGCTATGCCTGATGTCTTTTCTACAGCTGAAAAATGGAGATATTGCGATAATTATTGGGTAATACCTTCTGATAAGACTATTGTAGAACCGGTTTATGGAAATGTGCCATTGTTTGGTATTGCTCAAACAGAAGATATTATTCGTAGCTATCGTTTGGAGTATGGTTGGAATGGTAGTTTGGAAATTCCCCCATACCAAATATGGCATGATAGAGACGGAAGTGCAGAGTTCTATTCAGGGGCTATGTTCTTGAAGTCCAAAAGTCGTCTTGCTTCCCAAAATAAGCCAATATCAAATCTAATAGCTGTATATGAAGCTAGAAATGTGATTTATGTAAAGCGGGGTGGATTGGGCTTTATTGTAAGTAAGAAAACTGATGCTACCGGTTCAATAGCGTTGACTGACGATGAAAAGGAACAGCTTTTGAAGCAAAATTTTGAGAAGTATGGTGTAAGGAAGGGCCAGGTGCCTTATGGTATTTCAGATGCAGACATTGATTTTGTTCGTACTAATCTTTCTATTGCAGAGTTACAGCCGTTTGAAGAAACCTTGGCTGATGCAATAAATATTGCAGGGGCATACGGCATCCCTGCCGTTCTTGTTCCGCGAAAAGACCAGTCCACATTTAGCAATCAGGCTACTGCTGAAAAGAGCGTATATTGTTCAACTGTTATTCCTATGGCCAAACAATTCTGCAAGGATTTTACAGCTTTCCTTGGTCTTGAAGGAGGGGGATATTATTTGGATTGTGATTTCTCTGATGTTGATTGTTTGCAGGAAGGATTGAAAGAATCCGAGGACGTAAAGACAAATATAAATAAACGTTGTCGTGAACAATTCTCATGTGGGCTTATAACACTCAATGACTGGCGTGCCCAAATAGGCGAAAGTATGATAGAAAATCCCTTGTTTGACAAATTGAAATTTGATATGTCAGATGAGGAACTGGATAAAGTAAATCGAGTTTTTAACACTAAAAGTGGAGATGAAAAAGATGGAAGAGAAAATCAAAAGCCTTCAGTACAAGACAAAGGCAAATGATGTTGATGAGAAGGGTATCGTTACCGTTGCGGTGAATGGTATCGGTGTGAAGGACTCACAAAATGACATATCTATGCCCGGCTCATTCAATAAGACATTGAAAGAAAATATTGGTCGGATGCGTTGGTTCCTGAATCATCGTACAGACCAGTTGTTAGGTGTTCCGTTGAGTGGTAAGGAAACAGAAGGTAATTTGGTTATGGTCGGTCAGTTAAATCTTGAAAAACAGATTGGACGTGACACGTTGGCTGATTATAAGCTGTTTGCAGAGAATGGAAGAACCCTAGAACACTCTATCGGAGTAAAAGCTATCAAAAGGGATTCTATCGATCCTTGTAAGGTGCTTGAATGGCGTATGATGGAATATTCAACATTGACAAGTTGGGGGAGTAATCCCCAGACGTTCCTTGTGAATATTAAGTCTGCTACTGCTGACCAGGTAAAGGAGGCTGTTGATTTCGTCCGGAAAGCGTTCTTGCAGCATGGATATAGTGATGAACGTTTAAAAGGATACGATATGGAATTAAGTTTATTACTGAAGAGCCTCAACGGTGGTGCCGTTGTCTCATGTCCTCATTGTGGTTATCAATTTGATTATGATGCAGAAACGGAGCATACCTTTGCCCAACAGGTATTAGATTATGCTGCTGATTATCAGAGATGGATAACACAGGACATTGTAAGGGAAGAAATGGAGAAGCTCACTCCAGAGATTAGAACCCAAGTAATTTCTTTTATTGATTCTGTCAAATCAGAAAAGAAAGAATTTACTCAAAAGGGTCTACAAGACCTTATGAATTATGTAAGATGTCCCCACTGTTGGGGAAAAGTATATCGTTCGAATGCTATTCTGCAAAATACTTCTGAAGATACCACCGGAAAAAATGAGCCGTCTGTTGACACTCAAGAAAAGAATGACGGGGAAAATGGGAACGATGAAGTAACGATTAAAGCCGCTGATAATGGCACTTTACTCGATTTCAAGAGTTTGAATAGCTGTTTCGAGAATAAATAACTTAAAATTTAAATTTTATGCCAATTAGAAAATTTACAGTATCAGATTTTAATCTGAAAACAGACGGTCTGCCGGCAGAACAGAAAACTTTCATGGAAAACATCGTCGGCATGATGTGTGAAGTAGTTAACAAGTCACTTGAAGGATTTGCATCACCGGAGGAGGTAACGAAACAGTTTGGTGACATCAATAATCTATTGAAAGCCTATGATGGAGAAAAGTTCCAGCAATTGGTAAAGGACAACGAGCAACTTGTAGAACAAGTTAAAACTCTTGGTGAAAGTATCGAGAAAATGAAGCAGAAAGGTCTTTCTATGGATACTATCAACAAGTTCGACGAGAAATTGAACGAGATGCTTGATTCTGAAAAATTCAGAGATTTCGCAGAAGGAAAAACACGCAAATCAGGAGAATTTGACGGCTTCTCCTTGAAAGATGTCGTTTCCATGACTGACAATTACACCGGTGATTTGTTGATTACTCAACAACAGAAACGTGTTGTGACTCAGGTTGCCAACAAAAAGTTGCATATGCGTGATGTATTAACGACGCTGACAGCTGATCCTGCATATCCTCAACTCGCCTATGCGCAAGTATATGCTTTCAACCGCAATGCCCGTTTTGTAACAGAGAACGGTCGTTTACCGGAATCAAGTATCAAGGTAAAAGAGATACAGACAGGAACTAAGCGCCTTGGTACTCATATCCGTATCTCAAAACGTATGTTGAAATCAAGAGTGTACATTCGTTCCTACATCTTGAACATGCTTCCTGAAGCTGTTTGGATGGCAGAAGACTGGAACATTTTGTTTGGTGACGGTAATGGTGAGAATTTGCTTGGTATTATTAATAATACTGGGGTGACTTCTGTAGAGAAGATTATCAGTACAGCCATTGTTACAGGTGCCGCCGGTGCTGTAAAAGCTATTACCGGATATAACGGTGATAAGGATGTGATTGTAGAGTTTGCAGAACCACAGGATTTGATTCTTGATGGAATGAGTATCACGTTCGCTGGCGCCGCTGTTCTTACAGAACTGAACAAAACACACGCTCTTGTGAAAATGGAAGATGGTCGTATCCTTATTCCTGGTGTCGCGTTCTCCGGTGCTGAAACGGCTACGGATAAAATGACATTCAGTGTTCATGAAGCCGGCTTTAAGAACATTGAGGAACCCAACTCTGAAGATGTAGTGAAAACAGCTTTCGCCGCAATGACATATGCCCAGTATTTTCCGAATGCTATTATTCTTAATCCAATGACTGTTAACGGTATGGAATCAGAGAAAGATACGACAGGACGTAATCTTGGTATCGTTAAAATGGTTGATGGGGTGAAATATATTGCCGGTCGTCCGATTATCGAGTATGGTGGTATTCTTCCAGGTAAGTATCTTTTGGGTGACTTTAACCAAGCCGCAAATTTGGTTGATTATACCACTTTGACACTTGAATGGGCTGAAGATGTGGAGACCAAGCTTTGCAATGAGGTTGTGCTGATGGCACAAGAAGAAGTTATCTTCCCGATTTATATGCCGTGGGCTTTCGCTTATGGGGATTTGGCCGCATTGAAGACTGCAATAACTAAAGCGTAGGATTATGGATTACATACTTAGAGGTAACGATAAGGATGTAACCAATGTGCTTAAAGAGCAACGCATTCGGATTAATAGAGGGATGATTCAACTCATCCCTATTTCCGAATGTGGTCTTGTTACAGAAGAAGATGCCCGAAAGACATTGGAATGTATGCTTGCAGAGAAAAATGAAGAGATTGGCAGGCTTACTGCATCCATTGCAGAGAAAGATAAGACAATTGTTGAACTGACAGAAGAGCGTGAAACAATGAAAGCTCGCATTGCAGAACTTGAAGTACAGGTGCCTTCTGATGAAAAGAATCTTCCGGTTGCCGATTCAAAAGATTTGCAAGAGGAAGATGCCAAGGAGGTAACTGTTACAGATGATAAAGCCGTTTCCGTGGAAGATGAAAAGAAAACCGGGAAAAGCAAGACTTCTAAATAACTATCGCTATGTTGATTGATGTTTCATATTTTATGTCAGGTCCCAGGCATATTGAGAATGTTTCGGTCGCTGAAATGCCTTCGCCCCAATCTCTTGCTGTGAATGAGGTGATAAATGGGTATATTAAGGCATTTCAGCCCGAATTTCTCCGGAATGTTGTTGGTGTGACTCTTTCCCAAGCTATCACAGATTATTTGGAGCTTATTGAACGGGAAAAGGAAGATTCTTCAGATGAAGTTGATATTTCAGAAGAGAAGGAAGCCCCCCAGTCCGGATATGCAGTATTATGCGAGAAGCTGTGTGAACCGTTCGCTGACTATGTCTTTTATCATATTCTTCGTGACGCAAACACCCAGGCTACAATAACCGGGCTTGTCCGTTTGAAATGTGCTAATGAATATATAGCTCCTTTGAAGAGACAAGTAAGCACATGGAATAGCATGGTAGAGAAGAATAAACAGTTTGTTGAATGGGCTATGTCGAATGATTGTCCTTTCGATGTGAAAATAACCAAGAATCTTTTGACCCCAATTAATGCTTTCAATTTATGATAGATTTAGATATAACAGAACTGTTTGAGGAGATTGTAAAGGAACTTCCAGAAGGGCTTGAAATTCTCTATCCAAATGGGAAAGGGGGAACTAAAGTTATGAAGTCCCCAAGGTTGAATTACATCTTCGGTAGCAGTCAATATATCAAAGATATTTTAGATGAATACAGTAAGTCTTCTGCCCAGTCTGAAAGGAAGTTTCCATTGGTTGCACTATTCACTCCAATTAGTGAGGATAGAGGTGATGCGGATTATTTTTCAAAAGCAAAGGTTTCGTTAATTATAGCATGTTCTTCTTGTAAAGAGTGGAGCAATGAGATGCGCAGAACCACATCTTTTAAAAATATCCTTCGGCCAATCTATAAACGTTTATTGGAAGTATTATATGAAGATTCTCGGTTCGACTGCGACTATGACGAAAAAGTGAAACATAGTTATTCAGAAAACTATTCATATGGCAGATACGGAGCCTATACAGATTCCGGTGAGGCTGTGAGCGAGCCGATTGATGCCATAAATATACGCTCGATGGAAATAAAAATTAATAATCTTAATTGTAGAAGAAAATGAGAAAGATTAGAACGTGTAAGGGTTCCCGGATGAACACTGGTAGTTCTGCTTGTAGCATTGACTGGAAAAAGGTCAAAGGTGCTATCTTGACAGAACATGGTGTCAAACTCCCTGCTGATATAACAGGTGAGAAGTTGCTCGAATTGTGCCATGCAGACCGTCCCGGGCGTATTTACCCTATTTTGCCATTCCTGGAGTATGCCAAGAATGGTGGAGAGCCTCAAGTTAATCCTGTAGGGTACGGTGCAAGTGAATACAACGGGCTTAGCGCTCAAACAGACACCTTCACTTTGAAGAAATTTGATGAGGTTTTGAATGCCCAGCTTCTGAAATGTGCCAATAAAGGATGGGACGTTTACTTTTGGAATCAGGATAATATGTTGATCGGTTATAATGATGACACTGATATCCTTGCCGGTATTCCGATGTCTACTGTTTATCCGACCGTGACACAGTACCCGACCAGTAGTGCTAAGTCTGCGATGACTGTTAGTTTTTCACATGAAGATGTGGAAGACAGCCAATTGCACTTTGACTACGTGCAGTTAGACTTCAATCCCAAGAATTTCGTTAAAGGCTTGGTTGATGTTGTGTTTCAAAAGTTGGAGGCCGAAAATACTTACAAAATAGTTGAAGTTGTTGGTGGTTATGACCGTACAGAAGAATTTGGCAGTCTTATTGCTGATGGTGCTGCTGAAGTTATGAATAACGTAACTTCTGCTACGTATTCGGATGGTATCATTACCATTGTTCCTAAAGCTGGGGCGGTTCCTTCGTTGAAAGCTCCTTCTGTATTGTATGAAAAAGGAATCAGAGGTATTGAGCAGGTGTCATGAAGGTAGATAATGTTACGTTCGTCGAGGTTGCTGTGAAGGGCATGACGAAGGAAGAGTTTATTAATGCGCACATTAAAGTCGTGTGGCAGGAACTGAAGGAAGCTGACCGCAAGAAGAAGCTCTCGGAAGTGTACGATGCGATAACTAAGTAACCGACGGGCTGGGGTGTGATTACAGCCCAGCCCGTTATATTTTTACTGTATGGCAGATTTTGATGAATTACATAGAGTTATTCATTCCATTGCATCCGGGTTTGAAGAGGAATGTATTAGGTGTATGGAAGAACATAAGAATGTGCTCGTTGATTGTATTCAGGAACAATTATATTCCGGCTTGGACGGTACCGAACATCTATTGAATCCTGATTATGATACTGACACCTATTTTAACGAGCCCGGTCCCTGGCAGAACCGTGCGGAACAATATAAACGATGGAAGGAGAGGATAACTCCGCCTCTTAGAAGTGAGATGCTTTATTTGCCACCGCGTCCGGTTGAGGTACCTAACCTTTTTATTACTGGTACTTTCTATGATAGCATAACTGCCGATAGAATTGATTCCGGGCTTCGATTCTCAACGAAAGGATTTACGGACGGTAGTTCTATTGAGAAGAAATACGGTGAGCAGATTTTAGGCATTGGTGATACAGCTAAAGAGTACTTTAATATTATGTATCTCCGTCCCTGGATGGAACGTTTCTTTTCAGAATGTGGATATCGGTAGAAAATGGCTTGTAGTTGCGAAATAAAAAAGATGCAGAGTGAACTGGAACGTATCAGTGATCTTGCAAAGAAAGCAGCTGTCTTGGATGGTTGCATGTATGTCGTTTATCAGAAAGAAGATGGTACCTATGCTTTTGATAAACTAGGAGTTGAGATAAAAGGAAAGATTGTTGAATATAGACATTACCTGTAATTATGGCAGATTTAAAATTAAAAGATTTCGTTGATGAGAACGATTTGCAGAAATTGGTGGAGCTTGATAATACTATTGAGCGTGTGAGGGCTGATTATGTTAATGCGGCCAAAGAATTAGCAAAAGGTTTGAAACTAAATGTAGAAGGCGTTGCTGATCTTGAAAAGTTGAGTAATCTTTATAATACCCAAGCAAAAACGGCTGGCTCTGCATCTGCTGAATTAACCGAGGCTCTTAGAAAACAGTCTGAAATAACTCAAACTGTCAGTAAGAAGATAGAGGAAAAGCTAAATGTAGAGAAATTATCTGCTGCTGAATTGAAGAAACTAACCAAGGCAAACTCGGATAATGCTGCGTCCTTGGAAAAGGCTGTTAAAGCGGAAGCTAACTTGACAAAAGCGCAGAATGCCGGTAATACTACTCGTAAGAAAGCTGTTTTATCTGAAGAAGAACGTTTAAAACTTATCAGAACTGCTATTACCTTGACTAATCAGGAAGTACATAGCCGTTCACAAGCAAAGGAAATGAATAAGCAGCTACAAAAGGCTGTTGATGTTTTGAAAGATACGGATGAAAACTATATTCGTACACTTGCCCGTCTTAATTCTACTATTGGAATCAACACTGATTACATAAAGCGAAATTCCGATCGATATAGTCAACAGAAAATGACCATTGGTGCATATCGGGAAGAAGTAAAGGCGGCATGGATTGAAATACAGAACGGTAATAAGTCCATGCAGAACATGGGAATTATTGCCCGGAATGCTGGAATGATGCTTAAAACGGAGATGGCTCCTGGGCTAAACAAAGTTGGTGCAGGATTGAAAGGGTGGGCTGCTGGATATATTGGTGCACAAGCTGTTGTTAGTGGAGTTGTTGCTTTATTTACAAAACTGCGTGAAGGAGTAGGTGATATTGTTAAATTTGAATTAGCTAATAGTAGGCTTGCTGCAATATTAGGAACCACTTCTGATAAAGTGAAGGAGTTAACTGCGGATGCTCAACGTTTGGGTGCTACAACGAAATACACTGCATCCGAAGCTACGGATTTGCAAATAGAACTTGCTAAACTAGGTTTTACTCGAAAAGAAATATTAGATGCAACAGAGCACGTTCTAAAATTTGCACAAGCTACCGGGGCAGAATTAGCAGATGCGGCTTCATTGGCAGGTGCTTCTCTTCGTATGTTTAATGCTGATACAAGAGAAACTGAAAGATATGTGTCTGCGATGGCTGTCGCAACAACCAAAAGCGCATTGTCGTTTTCATATCTCGCTACTGCAT